TAAACAACCGTCCCAAGTTTTGAGACAAATTTTTGCAACGGTACGTCCTGCGCCCCGCTCTCCTCAACTACGTACGGCGAATTTTGCGCGTCCATAATTTTAATATTGTTAATACCTGCAAAATTTGCAAGCCCAAAAACCGCCGAACTTGCGACGGTGTTTAATATTAACGGGTTTTCTGTTTTTTTAGGTACTCTAAAATCTTCCATTTGTTTAATTTCCTGCGGTTAATTGGCTGTCGTTTACTGCGCTTGTTAACGCTTGTAATACTTTGTCTTTTATTGCCGTTGTACTTTCTTGAATATTTGTTGTTTGTATTCTAAAGTCGTTTATTAGATTTCCGATTGTTACGTTAACCGTTACGACCTTACTTCCTGAAACTCCCGACGTTCCCTTTTTTTCTTTTCCCGCTCCCGCTCCTGCTCCTGCTCCTAAATCTGCGGTCATTGGTTTAATTGCTCCAAGCCCTTTTTTGGTATTGCTTTCTTTTTCTTTGGCTTGGTCTTTTGCAAAGTCTCCGACCCCTGCATTATACCCGTCTTTTGCTGATTGCCCTAAACGTTTTGCCGAACCTTTTATCGTATCGGTTATTTTGTTAAAACCTGCTTTTACGGTTTCAAAGTCCAAAGTAAAAACGCCTTTTAAAATCATTCCTAACCCTTGAAACATATCCCCCCAAATACTAACATACGCTTTTATTACTGCGCCAATCGCCCAAATTATCCCTCTAAACGCTTCAAATCTTTGGTAACATTCATATATTGCCGTTACTACGGCTGCAATTGCTAAAACTATCCAAACAAAAGGGTTAACGGCGTTAATTACTGCCATAACTCCCGCGAGTACCATTCCGCCCGCTGACGCTCCTGCAAAACCTGCCGTCATTGCTCCCGTTGCAAACGTATTGGCAATAAACGACGCCGTTGTAAATGCCGTATACATTGCCGAGATTTTTTGTTGCGCGTTGTAAAGTAACAAAATACTAACAACAGAAACTAAAAAAACTTTAACAACTTCCGCGACGATTGCGTGTTCCTTGAAATATTCAATAACTCCCGAAATTGCTAAACCTGTTTGCTTTAACGCTCCCGCTATTGCTTCAAAAATTGGCATTAAACCAACCAACGCGCTTTCTGCAATTTCTCCGAACGTCATTTTTAACGACCCCATTGTTTTATTAAAACGCGCCATTGGGTCGGCGTCAAACGCCGCTTTTGCTGAACCCCCGAACTCGACGGCTAATTCCTTTAATATTATTTTTTGCGCTCCTGCTAAATCGCCCGTGTCTTGTAAATGTTTAATTACATTTTTTTGATTGTCCGTAAAAGAGACCCCAACGCGTCGTAACGCCGTCATTCCTTGTATTGGGTCATTTAAAGCCTTTCCGACCTGTATAGACGCTCCTTTTAAGTCTCCGCCCATTCTTTGCGCTAAATCCATAATAGCGGGTTGCGCTTCGTTAAATATTTTGTCTTTTACCGATGTAAAAGTCAATAAAAGGGATTGCATACCGAAAATGTCGGCGCGTCCAAATTTACTATTTGACGCCAAAGATTTTGCGCTTTCCTCTAATTGCTTCATTGACAACCCCGCCGATTGGTTTGTAGACGTTAAAACCGCTTGAACTTGCGCCGTTGCTTGGTGTAACTCCTCGACCTTTTCAAGTCCTGACTTTACAAACTCCAAACCCTTAAAAACAGCAAACCCAACGCCTAACGTCCCCATTATTTTAGATAACCCGCCCATTGTTGAGTTAAGTATTCCCGCATTTTGGTTCATTCCTTGCAATTTGCCCGAGAGCATATCGTTAGCCGTAACCGTATATCTTATTTGATTATCCATTTTCTAATTATTATATTGTCCTGTTTGTTTTAACGCATATTGCAACTGTCCCCAATTTTTAGCCAATTCGTCGTCCGTCATATTTTCAACGTCCAATGTAAAATGCGAAAAGTAGCGAAGTAACGCAATCATTTTCGTTTCCTCGCTACTTTGTTCGCTAATAGTGTAATCGTCTATTTTTTTTTAAAAGTGTTTACAGCCATTTCAACCGTTTTAAACGCTTCCATTGTAGCCCCTAAATAATATTTGTCGTCTAATAAAAAGCGTTTGTCGCTTTCTTCCTCGATAAAAATACTATCGAATAACTCCGCCGAAGCCGTAACGGGCGCGGTCATTGCCTTATCCATAACGCGAAGTTTAACCATTCGCGACGGTTCTTTTATAAATCCTATAATGTCTTCGCCTGTTTCTTCGTCGTGAAATACGATTGGCAATACTTTGCAATTTAATTTAATGCTTAATGCTTCCGCTTTTTTTTGTGCTTCCATAATTTTAATAATTTAGTGAAATAAACCCGCCATTTTTGACGGGTTATTATTTTTTTTAAACTTATCGGCTAATTTGCCCGATTACTAACGGCAAAGATACTAATAATTTTGTATCTCCTTGCGATGCGCTTAAACCTTCTTCCGTAAATTCGCACATACTTAAAACGTCTTCGGTTACTAAAACCCCCGCCCCGTTTTCGAAAAGTACGTGTATTTTAAACGGCGGTATTTGCATTAAGTCGTTATTTGGTGCGCTTGCAATAATTCGTTTTAATTCGTCCGAATAAATTTCAATGCTTCCCTCATATTCTTTGTTGCCGTAACCGCGCGAAATTGGTTCGTACCCTGCGCCGTATTGGTTTTCTTTTTTCTGTTTAATTTTGTACTCAATTTTTGTAATACCTACGACAGGCACTCCAAATAAAATTACTTTGACATTCGCCCAACTGTAATTAATTCCGTTTATTAATGGTGTCATAATTATAATGTTGTTTTAAATCCTATGTTAACAACTATGTTGCGCGCAACCCCAATAGGGAAAATATTAATTGCTACAACTACTTTTGAACTACTCGCAACGTTTTGGCTTGGGTCAATTGTAACGGTAATCGCTGACGCTTCGCCATTTCTTACCATTTCGTCCGTAATTACTCCCGCTTGACCTGTCAAAAATGCAATTGTACTATTTGCTAAAGTTCCGTTTGTGTTTAATAATAACGGGCTATTTAATGACGGTGTTAACGCTTCGTCGACCCCTCTTATTGCTTTGTCAATAACGCGGTTATTTTCAATAAATGCGTAATCGCTTGACGGCGTAATAACTGTATGGCTATCGTTGTGAAACGAACCCGATTTGTTAGGAAATTTTCTTAAAAAGATATAACGTTTTAAGTCGATTGCGTCTAATAAATTAGAAGTAACCGAAGCGTCCGAGAATTTAACCCCATTCGCAAAAGCGATAGTATCTAATTCCAAGCCGTTTGACATATCGAATTTAGAAACCCAACCGATATTCTCGCTAACTGACGCCAAAGAAACAGCCCCAAGCGTTGCGCCTAAAGTAGTAACCGACTTACCCGTCGCGTAAAAAATCGCATTTCCTTGACCTGCTCCGTCCTGACCTACAACAACAGAAACTTTGTTATTAGAAAACGTCGCTAAATCTGTCAAAGTTGAAACGTTTGTAACCGCTTTAATGTCTCCCGCATAAATTACCGATAAAGGCATTTTTTGCGCGTCTAATAAATTACAAATGTTTTGAATTGCTGTTGTATCTGAAACCGCTAACGCTTTACTATCAACAAAAATTCCTAACTGACGCATTTCGCCGTTAGTAAACGTTTGAAAATCCTGTACCTCTGTATAAGTATACGTAGCGGGTACGGCTTGAAAATTTAACCACAAAAAACCTTTAGGCGAAATTCTAAAAAATTCCGAAATATGGTAATACCAAGTCGCTTGCAATGAAGCAACCCCGCCCGAAAACGGCGTCGTTAAACTTCCCGCAATAGTTCCCGCGATTGTAGCCGTTAAAAGCCCCGTCGTGTTTGCATAAATTCCAAGTCCTTTTCTTGCTTTTACTGTAAACGCTCCCGCTAAACCTACTGTCGCGCTATAACCGTGAACAAAAGTTCCCGCGTTAATTGACGCAACGATACCCGTTGCAACTAATAAGGTTGTTGTATCTGTTGACGCTTTAATGTAAGTACCTAACGCAACCGTTTTGTTTTCAGGCTCTAAAAAGTTAATTGTAATACTGTCGCCCGTCGCACCCATAGCGGAAACGGTGTAAACCCCTGTCGCTTGTGTTTCGTCTGCGTATGTTTTGTTTATACCTAAAGCCACCGCGTCGGCAACTGAAAATATTTGTTTTATTCTGTTTGTAGTACTAAAACCACTTGGCAAAGTGTTTGTATAAAATAAAAGACCGCTAATGTAGTCTTTTCCTGCCAACGCTCGCCCAAGTCCGCCCTTGCCTTTTACAAAACTAATGTTATTTAAACTCATTTTTTTGTTGGTTTAAGATTGTAAATTCATTAAGAAAAACCGCCCTATTTAAAAGGCGGTTAACTTAACATTTTTTTTATACTATGCGTTAAAGTTCGCAAGTGTTTTAGTTGTGTAAATTACAAACTCGCTCGGTTTTGCAATTCCTACTCCCATTTTTGCAACCGCTTTGTAAAACCAAAGTTGCGCATACGAAACGTAACGGTCAACGATAAAACTTAAATTATCTAAAGACGCTACCGCTAATTGAATGTTTGATGTTACTTGCGAAGTCGCTTCACAAAAGTAGAATGTATTTTCAGGTAAACCCGCCGTTACTTCTACCGTGTAACCTTTGTATTTGTTTAAACCCGCTTCCGTTGTATCGTTGTTTTTGAACGATGTAGACGTTAAGGCTTCTTCATATTTTTGCGCGTCTTCAACTGACATAATAAATTTTAATTTTTTATATCTGTCCGCTTGTGCTAATAATGCTTTTGGCATTAAGTTTTTAGCCAATTCCATTTTTGCGATAATGTTTGCACTTGTTAAAGCAACAGGCGTTGGAACTTGTAACGACGGCGTCGTAGCGTTTAACGCTTGTTTAATTAAACCGTCAAAATGTTTGATTGAGTAATTAACCGAAGCGGTTGTACTTGCTGACGTTGTGTAAGAAGTCGACCCCTCGTGTATCATTCTTTCAACAGGTGCAAAAGTTTTAGCCGTATAATACGAACCTAAATAGTTAACGAATGTTGCAGGTAATGAACGAGACAACATTTTGTCCGCTAATTCCGTTGCGTGCCAATGGTTTTCGAAAATTGATGGGTCAAATTTTTCGAACGCTTCGAACGCCCCTAAAGTAATCGTTCTATTTGATAATACGGTAGTGTCGTTATCTACGGGCAAATCCGTTCTCGGGTTTAATACTACGTTTGCTGTTAATACAGGGAACGCGTATTGGTCGTTTTTAACTCCTTGCGCTACATACGCTAAACCTTTGTTAATTGTGTCTAAACCGATTACGGCTTCTGTAATGAAAAACCCTTTTTCGAATTGGGTGTAATTACTTGTTGTACTTAATGACATATTGTTTATTTTTTGTTTTTGTTATTGATTTGTTTTAATTCAAAAGCCATAAAATCTTCTCCTTTTTCAAAAGTTGGCGCGTTTGCGTCAATGATTTTATTTTCGATTTTGTTAGCAATTACGTTTAACGGTAAGTTTTCGATAATTGCTTTCGTTCCTTGTAAGTCTGCTTTTGCAAGGTTAACCCACATTTTAACGTTTTCGTCGTCGTTTTTGATACGTCCTAATTTAGCAAAATTAGAAATCATTTCCATTGCGTCTTCTTCTTCTCTCGCTCCTTTTTCTGTGTCCATTTGTTCAACAATAGCCTCGTATTTTTCTTTTAACGCTTCCATTGCTGTTTCCATTTGTTCCATTTCAAGCATTAACGCCTGTAATTCTTCCGCTGACGCGTTTTTCATTTGGTCGATAGCGTCCACAATGCTTTCTTCGCTTGCTTCTGCGTTAAGTCCTAATTTGTTTGTGATTTTTAACATACTTTTTTTTGTGTTAATTATTGGTTTTAAAATTTTATTTGTAATCTTATTCGCTTGCGTGAATATATCGGCGTAGTTTGTCGCCGTTATTGTTTCGGCTTTAGCCGTTTTTTCTATTTCGTTAGCAAATCCCATTTTTAAACATTCGTCGGCGTTTATCCAACTTGTTGCGTCCATTAATGTATTAACCTGCTCGTTTGTTAATTGGCTTTTTGCCGTTAACATTGTAACTAAACTTTCTTGCATTAAGTCCAAAACTTTTTCGTCGTTGCCCCCGCTTGGTTTGTGTATCATTAACAAACTGTAATCCATAGCAACGCGATTTCTCCCGCACATAAAAATTACTCCCGCAATACTTGCGCAAATACCAACGTTAAACGTGTCGACGGGTGTATTTGTTTTTAGAATTGCCGACGCTATCGAATAGCCGTCCATTACAACCCCACCGATTGAGTTTATCCATATTTGTATACGTTTTTTTCCTAACGTATCTAAATATAATAATTCTTTTTGAAACAATGCGCCGTCAATACCCATTCCCTCGTCTTCATCAAAGCCGATATGGGTATTAATTAACATAATTGGTTCGTCTATATTTTCGTCAATGCAATAAATCATAATACAAATGTATAAAATTTTTGTTTCAATTTAGAATTTTTCTAAATTGTGTAATACTTTTTTTAAATAAAACAATAAAATAATTAATTAAATTATTTTCTTATCCTTAAAATAGACGGTTAACGCTTCGTTTATTACTTTGCTTTTACTTACGTTTCGGGCGTCCGTTGTCTCCTTTAATTTTTTAAAGTTCAAAGGGCTTGGGTACGCCGTAACTCGTCTTTGTTTTGAAATGCTCACTTTTTTATAATTTCATTATTCGTAAACGTACGACGTAAGGTTGCATATTTTTGTCAACGCCTGAAACTCCTGACGTGTCCGTAGCATTAATTGACCCCATATTACCCGCACCACCGCCAAAATCAACAGCCCCCGACAAAGTACGTACGCCACCGCCTAAAGTATGCGTATGCGCAACGACTACGGCGTCTTTGCTTCCGCCTGTCGCTCCTAATGTTGTATAATCTGCGCCGTATGAAATTACAACTTTTCCGTTATCGTTTGGCGTTCCGTTGTTACCGTTCATTATTGCCCAACCTGTGCGCTCTAATCTACCAAGTCCCGAGGCGTCAAAATTAGCGTTTAAATACGTGCTATTACAAACAACCTCTTTCGTGTCCCCTTTTAACCAATTGTTAATAATTACAAAGTCTTTAAATTCAGGTAACCCCGAAGACGTTATAGTGTTTTCAATTACTATTTTTCTTATGTTGTGGACGTTTCTATTAACCCCGTCCGTAAACTGTACGGGGTCGGCGTTTGTGATATATTGCGTTGTTTCAATTCGGGCGTATGCTTTTTCTAACCCCGATAATGTGAAATTTGAGCCGTCAAAATTGAATATTTCGCCATTGTAATACAATACGCCCGCCGAGATATTATGTATCGGCAAAACGCCCGTATTAACGCAACCCGAAATAATATAAATCGTGTTAACGTCAGGGTTTGGCAAAATGTTTGTTAATAGTCCCGCTACTGTTTCTTTGTGCGCGTCTTGTAAAAACTGCAATGTCCCCGATTTTATAGGCATTGCGTTTGAACTGCTAATATTTGAAATGTTTAAAATTTTCATTTGTTAATATGTTTGTATTTTATACGTTAAACCTGCATTAATATATTTGTCCGCAAAAGCGCGCACAATTGAAGTTCTGATTTCGTCGGTTGCTCCAAGTGAATTAAACAAAGTAATCGGAATATTTATTGTTATGTTGTATTGCATTGCGAAACTGTAAGAGTTTACGACTAATTGTTCGCTAACATTTGAAAAAACCGAAGTACTTTCAAATTCATTAATTCCGACCCTGAAAACAGGCAATACAACCGCGTTGTTTGTTGTTAAGTATATGTCGCTAATTCCTGCGCTCGGTTGTCTGAAAATCGAACCAAACCAAGTATTTAACGCGTATTCTAAATTTAATTTTTCGCCTGTAATTGATAATCTAAAATCCGAACCCAAAAAGTTTTCAGAAACTAAACGCCATTTATCCGATATTGTCGGCTGTCCTGTGTTCCCGTTTTCTATGCTTTGAAAAATACTTTTACCGTATTTTACTAATTCATTTTTTGCATACGTTCCCGCCGTCCAATTTGGTAAAATTGTATAATTTTTATACGTATCAAATAATAAATTATGATTGTTTGAAATATCCGTAACTAAAGCGGTGTTAAACGCAACAGTTTTTTTAGTCCTTTTGTCAGGAACTAAAAGATTTTCAATTGCTGTGTTATAGTTTACGTTATACATTAAATTGCAATAAATGTTAGTTTTTCAGTAAACGTGTTTCCTGCGGTTGTTTCTCCTACCAAATAACCTGAAACAGTAGGGCAAACCCTTGAAATAACTGTGTTATTTTGTATTAAAAACGTCCCGTCTATAAAAGCGGTTGCGTCGCTTCGCATTTTAACATTTTTTAATAATACGTCGCTCACTCCAATAACGTTTCTAATTGCCAACTCAATATCTGAAACCTTTAAAACCCCGTTAAAAGATAGTTTCGCTAAAAATATATTTATTGCGTCTATAACTGTTGCCGAAATAACTGTCGAATATTGCCCGTCGTAGTATATTTCTGCGTCAATAAACAATTTGTCCGACGTTAACGATTGGCAATTATAATTAACCCCTACAATTCCAATATTATTGATATAGGCTTGTAATGAATTTAATTCGGGCGATGTTAACGCCGTAGGCGGTTCGTTTTTCGCTACTTTTATAATAACTTGGTTTGATAACGTTGTTACAACAGAGCAACGGGAAATCAAACGTAACGACGGGTCAATTACTGGGTATGTCGGCGCAAAATTAATTAATTGCACAATTTGCGGGTTTGTTGCGGAATATTGAAATTCCAAAACCTTTGCGTTTAACCAACTTGCCGTCGCGGGTATTGCTTTACTTATTTTTATGTCGTTTTCTGTTTCGAAAACGTCAATTATTTGCTCTAATAATAGAATTGCCGAAGCCTGCACAAAAGCAAACAAACGCCAAATTGCGCGGTTACTCGTGCTGTTTGCTTCTGCTAATTCAGGCGTCGCCTGTATGTCTTTTATAATACTCGATTGTATTTGTTCGATTGACCTTGCCATTTTATAAATTTATTTGTAACGCCGTCGGCGGTGTTGTTAATATTTCAACGCTTGCGTTTGTTGTATCTACGTAATGCGCTTTAAATTCTAATTCGTAATGGTATACGTTAGAATGTTCAAAATCTTGTTTCTCGCTTATCTTAACCAAAGCCCCTGCGGTCGTTGGTTTAAATAAAGATAATTTCTTAACTACCAAATCCCGAAGTACAAAGATAGTTAAATTTTCGTCAATATTTGAACCGTTATAAAAATCCTGTCCGATATGTATTTTAAAAATTAAGTCGGTCGCTTGGTAGCCACTCCCTAACTGCTCGAACCCGTCCCCGCTTACTTCTAAAAAAGCGCAAGGCATAGGGAATGAATATATTTCCCCGTTTTCTATATAGTTAAATTGATTGTTCCAAATTGTAACCAATTTTAATTCAGGAATTGTGCGAAGCCTTGCAACAATTTCGTTTATTACGTCTACCATATTTGAGAAAATTTTTCGTTAATTTTATTTAATATCTTTTTATTTAATTTTTCAGTCATTCCGACAAACTGCCTTTTCGGAATTTTTGACGTTCCCTCGTTGTGGTAACTTGCGTATTCGTTGTCTACTACCAAAGTATAACTTAATTCGCTGTTTTTTCGTCCACTACTTACCGAGTTTGCGACGTCTTTTCTTAAACGCCCCGACCCTTTACCTTGTAAAATTGCTCGGGTTCGTTTTCCTGTGTCTTTATTCCCTGCGTATGCTTTCGTCCCTGCGGTTCGTCTTTGAACTTCTTTCCATTTCTGACCGTTAAAACCCTGCTCCCTGAAATTGTCTAAAAATTCATTTTTTGCAATGTTAGCCAATATCAAAGACAAACCCTTTTCGGCTTGTTGTAGCCTTATTTGTACGCGTCTAAAATCGAATTGATTAGCCATTTTTAAACAAGTTTATAACTTTGACCGTCCGATATTTCCTTTTCGTCTTCATTGTTTATTAAAACAAATTTTTTGTTTTGCTCTAATGCTTTTTTTAAAATTGCTTCCATTTCTTCAATTCCAAAAATAGTTCCGCCCGACATTGCCTCGTTAAATTCTTTTGGGTATTTTTCCAAATACTTATCTAAATACGTCATAATTTTATATTTTTTATAAATTCTATACTTTTTTTGTAAACTTCGGGCATTAATTCCTCAAAAATAGAATTTGCCTTAAACGTATTTTCTACGCTGTGCGCGAACATTTCCGCTTCCTTAAACCCTAAACGTGAATAATAACTTTTACCGTGTCCCCAACCATAACGACCGTTTGTTAATGCTTCTAAACTATCCGCAACCGCTCCGACTTTTTCTTGTAAATCGTTTAAGTTTTTAACTCCGTATTTTTCAAATACCGCCAAATCGCTTGCTTCTGTTCTATACAGTTGTTTACATTTTAAATGTATATCGATTTCCGTTCCTTTTATTATTTTCTTTAATTCTGAAAAATGCGCTTTGTAACCGTCTGAAATGTAAGACCCTGCGTGTATTATATCATTTTGAGCGTGTATAACGTGTCCGATTTCGTGGTATATTACGCGTTCTTGATATTCAATTGATTTCGTCCAACGTGGCGCGCTTGTTGAAAAGTTAGCGCGTCTACCGCCTTGCGCATAACAACCCCCGTTTTTTTGTGTTATGTCGATTTCTTTTTTTAGTAAATCGAAAACCCCGTCGTCTAAAACTTTGTTAACTTCCCAAGTCTCAATAACTGCGGGTTTAAACGGACTTGTTAGATTTGGAATTGGCAACCCGAAATTTTCTTTTGCTAACTCCTTGTCCGCTTTTGGTACGTCGTAATATGGGTGTTCCTTTCCAAAGATTAAACGGTCTTTTCCGCTATTCCCCTCGAATAACGGTTGTCGTTTTTCTGTTATTTCTGCTGTCGCTCTGTCTGCGTCTTCTTTTGATGTTATACCGATAGCCGTTGCGTCCGTTTTGTCGTGTTGTATTACCGTACAACGGCAATTAAAATGATTAAGCGGTGTATTAACGTCCCAAAATGGGTCGTCAACAGGTAAACAAACGCCGTCTAATGATGAGCAAATGTCCGAAGTATTCGGGTCAATTACTGCGCTATACTGCAAAAACGGCAATTCGCTTTTTTGTTGTTCTATTTGCTCCCAACGTGTTGCGCTTTGTGCCTGTCCTATCGCTGTGTTATATTCAGTTTCGAGCCAATTTTTATTATATTGGTCGTATATCCCAAACGCTTCGTCCCTGAAATTAGCAAATGACTTAATGTTTTCGTCCCATGCTAATAAACTAATGTC